CTATATGATAAAGAAATCTATAAAAGAGCTCTTGAAGATGCAACAATCCAACCATTAAAAGTTGGAACATACGAAATGAATGATAGAGGCGACAGAGTTTTAAAATTATTAATAACATAATGAAAGAACCGAATCTATAAGTTGCTTTTCTTCTTCAGATAAATTATTATATTCATTAATCCCTTCAAAAATACATACAATCGATTTTTCATAACAAATTTTATAATAAAATTTAATTTTTGACATTATATAAGGTAATTTTTGTTGTTTTAATAAATACAATCTCAAACCTGTATTTCTTAATCTAAGACCATAATTTTTAGTTGATGAAAATATAATATTAATTAAATTTAATAATAAAATTAAATTTAAAATGTTCATATAATAATTCATAATATTTGTTTATTTTGTTTTAAAATATTAATTATTATATCAATTTTATTATTAATTGATTTAATTTCATTTTCTAAATTAGTTATTTTATTTTCATCTCTTGTTTCAAGTAATGAAAAAGTTATATTATCTGAGGTATCTTGGCTTTTAATTTTTTTAAGTTTACTAAAAATATTTTCTTCATTGACATCAAGTATTTCATTATCATCAAATAATTCTTTATCTTCCCACGATACATTTTTTTTTGTTTGTGAAATATTTGTATTTGTTTCTTGTTCTTCCATATTATTTAAAAATTTAAATCTACTATAAGGTTGTAGTATTTCTTCTTGATTATTTTTAGTTGCTGCCATTTTTTCAGATTTGACAGAAGTTTCTTGTGGTTTTAACCAATTAGTTGTTTGATTTGCGTCTGAGTTATAAATACGATTAATATTTTCAACATCATAATTTCTTTTAGCCGTCATTTCTTTAATAATTTTGTCTATCTCTCCGATTGGAGTGTCTTTATTTTTGTCAGCAAATTCAGGAACTGGTGGAACTTTTAATGTTATAATTTCTTCAAACTCTTGTTGACGTTGAAATAAATCTTTATCAAACTGTGTTTTTCGTTCATTTTGTATATCCTCTGCTGTTATAAATTCTTTAACAGGTTGTTCTTCAAAAATCTTAATTTTGTTTGGTTGATAAGGAAAATTCTTTTTAATATGATTAAGAATAAGTAATATATATTTTTTATTTAAATCAACCAAATTATTAGTTTTTGTTTTCTCTATTTCAAAAAATCCTTTAATATTATTAGAAAATAAGTTTGCAATATTAGATTGAATATCTCTAGATAAAAATTTGAAGATTTCTTCATCACTTATAACATCCCAAAGAGTACTAATATTTTCTTTATTTAGAAAGTAACTTGTAGTCATTAAATATATAAATATAAACTTTATTTTTATATACTTTATACGTGTTATAATGAATCATTAAAATAAATATGTCTAAATTTATTCATGTATTCATCCTTTAATATATGTGTTTTTAAATAATGTTCCGTCATTTTATCTTCAAGCATATGAACAATAAAGTAAAGTGAATAAATACCACACTCAGTATTTCCATATTGATGTTCAATACCTTCATTACTGTCAAATTTAAAATGAATTTTTGGTTTTAAAGTTAATCCTTGTTCTTTAATACGATTTACTAATGTCATTATTTGTGAAGATGGTTTTTCACCAGTGCTATCAAAGAAAAAAATTGTTTTTTTCTTTATATTAATAAACATTGATATCCAATGTTGCCCAGGTTTATTATGAGGGTCAGTATTAAATATAATTCCAATCTTGTTTTTTCCACTTTTAATTTGATTTTCAAGATTAAAATTACATAATTCATCCCATACACATTCGCCGTATAATTTTCTTGTATCAAAATCGATAGGTGTAGGACCAATAAAATCAAAACATTTGTATGCTTTTTCGTACTGTTTCATTACATTCATAATATCGATACTTGATAACCATTCATTAGGATTTTTTTTCCATTCAGGAGGCGACTCTGGAGCAAAAGAATCAGCCATATCACTTTCAATTGGCCCAAAATCTGCTTTTTGTCTTATCCAACATGATTCTTTATTACAAATACCACTTAATTTTTCACTTATTTGGCGATGAATTTCCTTTGGAGAATTTGTTGTTATTTTAACGTCAGGATGTCTAGCATTCCATAAATCTCTTAATTTATAAAGTGATTTATTTGTATAACAAGAAAATTCATTGATTTCACCTTTTGGTTTTGGACTACAATTTAATTTATTTAATTTTACAGTCTTGTTATGCTTTTTAATATTTGTATTTTTATATTTATTACCTCCATTTCGATTTGTTTTAAATGTTATTCTATATCTGTTTTTAATTTTTTTCCTTTTTTGTGTTTTTGTCTTCATAAATATTGTTGATATTATTCTTTTTCAAACCCTTATTTTTAAGTTCGGGATTATTTAAATTTATCTCTTTTTGTTTAGGTAATATTATGTCATCTTCCTTTTTTTTGGTCGTAGTTTTTTTTACGTATTTATCTAAAGTAGGTGCATTAATTTTAATTGAACGCAATAAAAGTTTATCTGCTTCTATAATTGATGCTAAATTGCCTGATATATCAATATAATTTTCATTACACTCTTGTAGAGGAATATCGATATCTTTGTATTCCAATTGAATTATATCATTGTTATCAATTGTCTTAAAGTAATGTATTGTAGTATTTATAAAATTATCATAAGCATATTTTACATCTGGAGGTAAATCTTTCGGCTCATTTCCAGTTATTATTTCCTTAAATAAATTAAATGAACGCTTACGATAAAATTTTCTCTCTTCTTTATTTTGTTCTTTTATTTTTTTACTTCTTAAATGTGTATTATACATTTTTTTATTTAATAAACAATCTAATGTTATTTGATTTAAAAAAGCTTCTGACATATAATATTTAAGTTTAAATAAATATTATATTTTTAACATGTTTGTTTTGTCATATCACGAACTTGAGCTCTTGTGTTGTTATAAAATATACCTGAACCAACTACATTTGAGTCAGGATTTGGGTTAAATTGTGCAAAACTTTCATTTTGAAATAATAATTCATGTGGATTAGGTTGTTTAATCGATTTAAATTTATAATTATATAAATCACTATTTGATTTAGGAACATAAACTGCTTGACTACACGTTTGAGTAGCATATATTTGATTTCTAAGTTCTGATTCTAAATTTATATTTGAAGCAAATCCTGACCATGGAGAAGTTGTATTTCCAGGATTAAAAACCTTGTCAACATTATATGTCGGCATTTGCTGAAGAGGCACATTTATTTGTTTTCTTGGGTCAACTATTGGAAAGTAAGAATATTTTGTCATAACAGGTCGCACATCTAAATATGGTTGTAACATTTGTGACGGAATATTTCTATCATATATTCTTTGATTTGTTTGTTTATGAATATCTGAAACACATTCTTGAGATTGTTTGTATTGGTTTTCCATTTTGATATAAATATATATTATTTTATTTAAAAAATAATTTATATAAAATACATAAAGGATAATCAATAATAATATTATATATAATGTGTGGCATATTTGCTCTTTTAAATTATGAAATATATGATAATAATACTATAACAAATGAATTTATGAAAGGACAAAAACGTGGGCCAGAATTTTCTAAATTAAGTTATAACTATATGAAAATGGTTCTTGGATTTCATAGGTTAGCAATTAACGGATTAAATAATCAATCTAATCAACCGTTAGTTTTTAATGATGTAATCTTAATATGTAATGGAGAAATATTTAATTATAAACAATTATACAATACTCTTGGAGTTAAACCTGAAACTGATTCTGATTGTGAAGTAATTATTCATCTTTATATAAAGTATGGTATTGAACAGACATTATCAATGTTAGATGGAGAATATGCGTTTATTTTATATGATAATCGTATTAGTAGTGACCTTAATAATAAAATATATATTGCTCGCGACCCATTTGGTATTAGACCTTTATATTATTTAAAAAATAATGATGATGATGTTTATGATTTATTTTGTTTATACGGGTTTGCATCAGAACTTAAATGTATTGAAAAATTCTATAATAAAAACATGTTGCACTATTCTGTTGAACAATTTCAACCAGGAACATATAGCATTTTTAATTTATCAGATAAATGTCAATCAATTTGGAAACCTGAAAAAGAAAATATATCATATTTTATTCCTAGTTTTTCATATAATTGGTTAATTAATAATCAAATACACGATGCATTTATTACTAATATGTATTCTAATATTTCTTCTTATCTGAATGCTGCTGTTAATAAAAGATGTATTACAACTGAAAGACCAATCGCTTGTCTTTTATCTGGAGGTCTTGATAGTAGTTTAGTAGCTGGTCTAGTTAACAATTATTTCAACTTAAATAATTTACCTAATAAATTGGAAACATATAGTATTGGTCTTAAAGGTTCTGAAGACTTAAAATATGCAAAAATTGTTGCGGATTATTTGGGAACAAATCATACTGAAATTATAGTTACTGAGCAAGAAATGTTTGAAGCTATTCCAGAAGTTATTACTGCTATTGAAAGTTATGATACAACTACTATAAGAGCAAGTATAGGTAATTATTTATTAGGAAAATATATTTCTAAAAACTCTGAAGCAAAAGTTATTTTAAATGGAGATGGTTCTGATGAATTATTCGGTGGATATCTTTATATGAATAAATGCCCGGATGACATTGAATTTGATAAAGAAACAAGGAGATTATTGAAAGATATTCATTTATTTGATGTTTTACGTTCTGATAAATCTATATCATCAAACGGTCTTGAACCTAGAACACCATTTTTAGATAGAACCTTTGTAAATTATGTTCTTTCAATTCCTTCATATTTTAGAAATCATAAAAATAATGAAACATTTCCTTTATATGCTTCTATTGAAAAATTTATTTTAAGGATTAGTTTTTGTGAAAAAAATTTTGTAAATTATCAAGGAAAACAAATTCTTCCGGATGAAATTCTTTGGAGAAAAAAAGAAGCATTTAGCGATGGTGTCAGTTCTCACGGAAGGTCGTTGTATCAAATTTTACAAGAAAATATTGCAATACATATGAATATTGCAGAAAATACAAAAGATTACCAACCGTGTATTGAAACTGAAAAAAAATATTATAAAAATATCTTTGACAAAACTTTCCCAAACTGTTCGCACATTTTGCCTTACTTTTGGATGCCAAAATATACAAATGCTACCGACCCCAGTGCAAGAACCCTGTTATTTTATTCAGATAAATAAAAATATAATTATAATATATATATATGGTTTTTAACAAAAAAATTAATGAATTTCAAGAAAGGATTTTTGATATTTTTATATATATTTCTTATTTTTTAATTATTGTTTCATTTTTTGGATTTTCTAACACAGCTCCTAAATTTCTTGAAACATTAGATTATTATATTAGAATATACACTTGTTTATTTTTAATATGGCGTTTTAATCCATTTAGAAATGTGGATACATTTACTGATTTGGATAGAAAAATAGCATTTAGTGCAGGTATGTTTATTATTACAACAACTGCATTAAATCAATATTTAATTGATATTAAAACGAAAGTAAAAAATATTATTACAAACTAACGGTTTTTAAATGTTTTATTTCCTTTAAAATTCCTTTTTGTTCTGCTATTGCGAAATGTTTTATTTCGTTTTGTTTTATTAAAAAACTCTTCCAAATGGGTTATTATATGTTTACCTAAAATTTTATCTATTTCAAATTCCTTTAAATCTTTATCAATATATTCATATTTATACAGTTTTAGTTGTTCAAATATTTTTTCTTCAAAAGTATCATCATTATCAATTATTTTTTTTCCTATTTCACTCTCTTTAAACTTTTTTACTACATAATCAAAATGTAAATCATAGTAATAAGGCTTTACATTTATGTAATATATATTATCATTAGCCATTTCAGGATAAAATGTATCATCTAAAAAACATATTTCAGCATTTACTGGAATTTTTGTACATCTTATAAAATCATTATGAGTTTTTTTATGAGTTGTTCTACATATTTCAACATTTTTACCATTTACTTTAAAAGCTGAAATTAATTGGTCTATTAATTTAAAATTTATCTTTTTCTCAAAATATTTTATAATATTATGAGCCCATTCACGCGGCCCATTATTATTTGTATATATCATCATTTTATGACAGCATTTTGATTCTTTTTGTTTCTTTAAATATGTTAAAATATTTATTATATTCGGACGTAAAAATTCAGGGTATAAATCTAAAATATCGTTAAAATCCTCTTGAGTTAAACTTTTTTGGTTTTTACTTTTTAAATAATAAGCTAGACTATCCCAAAATATACCAAATTCTGTAAAATAACCAAGTGTTTCATCTAAATCAAATACTACTATTTTCATTGTGTTAATATATATTTAGAAATATGGATTTTAAAATATCTTAATTAATACTATTTAAAATGAATAACATTGAATTAAAAAATATTACTATCTTGAAAGATTCTGATGATTTTATAAGTGAACCAACTAAATCATTAAATAATCTTGTACAACGCAATAATAATTATATTATTTATAATAATATTTTATACAAAAAACTTTACGAATTACAAAATGAACTAAAGGAACTTAAATCAATGATTTGTAAAATATCCTACCAACAAACTTTTTCAGAATTATTCCCAACAACTGCCAATTAAAACCTTTTCTATTTTTTAAAAAGGATAATTATTTTATTTGTAAATATTAAGTAAACTATGACTAAATTAAATAACAACGATTATAAACAAATTCTAGAATTTTATAATGAACCAATACCTAATTCATCTAAACTTATTAAAACTTTGGCTGAAAAAATATTATCTAGTAAATTATGCAGATGTATTAAAAAAGTTGATAAAGAAGATGAAAAAAGAGCCATCGGTATTTGTACCAAAACTATAATAAATAGAAAAGGATACACTCGAGGTAAATTTAAATGCAAAGGAAAACAAACAATTAAATTAACTAAAAAAAATAAATCTGTAACTAGAAGAAATAAATAAATTATATTAGATTATTATATGAATAATATTAAATATGTTGATGTAATTATAATTGGAAGCGGAATGTCTGGTTTATACAGTGCTTACAATATTAAAAAACAATCTCCTGATACAAGTTTTTTAATTTTGGAAAAATATAAAAAACAATGGATAGGAGGCAGAACTAGTAATGAAATGTTTTATGGTACAGAAATTGTTACTGGAGCTGGAATTGGAAGAAAATCAAAAGATAAATTATTATACAAATTACTTAATGAGCTTGGTTTAAACACTTCTGAATATACAATTAACCCACAATATTCAAAACTAATAGATAAAGTTGATATCAATAAAATTATGGATAAACTCAGAAGCGAATATAGAAATTTTAAAGATAAACCTACAACATTCAGGAATTTTGCTAAAAGTATTATAGGTGAAAAATTATATAAGAAATTCTTAATTTCTGTTGGATATACCGATTATGAAAATGAAGATGCAGAAGAAACATTATATTATTATGGAATGGAAGATAATTCATGTTGTTGGAAAGCATTTAATGTACCTTGGAAAAAAATGGTATTAAAATTATACAATCAAATTGGTGAAAAACATTTCAAATTTTCAAACGATGTTGTTAAAATTACTAAAATAAATATTAATCCTTGTAGATTTTTAATACAAACTGAAAAAGGTAATAAATATGTATGTAATAAAGTTATTGTGGCTACAACTATTACCGGGATTCGAAAATTGTTACCTAACTTTCCAATTTATAATGAAATTGAAGGTCAACCTTTTTTAAGACTTTATGGTAAATTTTCTAAAAATTCTATACCAATTATGAAAGAATATGTTCACGGATATACTTTTTTACCAGGACCACTTCAAAAAATTATACCTATTAATCCTGACAAAGGTATTTATATGATTGCATATAATGATAATGAAAATGCTATTTCTCTCAAAAAAAATCTTGAAAATACAGAATATAATCGTAATTTATATTGTGAATTATTAGAAAAATCTATAGGTATACCAAGTGGAAGTTTACAATTAATTGCTATTAAAGACTTTTATTGGCCAATAGGCACACATTATTACAAACCTTTAAATAAAACAAAGTACAATAATAGAGATGAATTTATACACTTAGCTCAAAATCCTGAAAAAGGAATATTAGTAGTCGGAGAAGCTGTCAGTAAAAATCAAGGATGGACTGAAGGCGCGTTAGAAAGTGTTAAAAGTGTTTTAAGTAAAAAATGGATTTCTTCAGAATGTTAATTATTTATTAAATAATAACCATGATAACCAATTGATGCAAAACCTAACATTAATAATATTTCAAAATATGGTCTTGATGTTTTTTCATTATAATAACCAATATAAATTAATAAAGGACCAACTATAAATATATGAATTAAATTTACCCAAATACCTTTTCCAATTTTTATATAGTTGTATGCTTTATAAATATGATAAAATATTATTATTATACCTAACCAAAATAACAATGTAAATAAACTTTTAGGAATTTTATCTCTATTAATGCCTACATAAATAAATAAACCACCAACTATTATTATATGAAATAAATGAACAAGTTTAATAATATCCATATTTATAATATATATTATTATTTTCTCTAATAATATATATAATGGATAATAGTGATTTCAATTATGAAAATACTGAAACTAAAATGCAAACCGGGGGAAAAACTATCCGTAAAGTTTCAATTAAGAAAGGTAGAGGTTTTAAAAGTGTGACAAAATATCATAAAGGTAAAAAAGTTGCATCAGTAAAAAAACCAATTCATAAAGCTCATATTCAGCTTATAAAAAATAGAAAATTTATTCCTGGATTATTTCTTGATTGTAAATGTAGAAAAACAAGAAAAGCTAACCGATAAAATGTTTTATTTTATTTTGATAAATGGTCTAAAGCTGACAATAATACTAATTCTTGGTCGGTTAATCTCTGAAAAATTAAATTTTTATCCATAGATATTTGAAAATGTCTAGAATTAAAACCAAAATTTTTACAAATACAAAATACTCCATCATCTGTAATTTTCATTTCACAAAATAATGCACCTTTTGTTAAATAAATATTTTTTGGGTCTTCAATAGGAATCCATCTAATATAAGTTCCATATTTTAACTCATTCATTTCGTCAACATATTTATAATCTTTTAGTTTTTTAAATATTTCTAGTGTATCATTTTTTGAAAGTTGTAGTTCCTTTAAAATATTTAAATTCATTTCTTTTATTTTGTCTGATGTAAAATTTAAAAGTGTTTCATTAGTTTCATCATCTAAAGCTTTTATTAATTTATTAACATCCATATATAAATATATTTAATTATATTTATATATTTTTTATTTACTTTTTTATTTTTTATTTTTTATTTACCAAGCACTTCCAAATGACCCTCCTCCTCCTAAAAATTCACTAGCAGGTAGTGGACCAAAAGATTCTTGACCACCTCCTGGAGTAGCAGCACCTACTAATGGAGTAGTATCTTGCCTATACATTGCATTATAATTTGGCAATTGTTGCGGTTGCATTGTATTTTCACCTCCATAACTTACATCATTAGTTGGTAAAGAACTAATAGCAGTTCCGTCAGTATAAAGTGCTTGTGATTGAGCTGGATTCATTGGTTGTCCAGTAATTTGTCCCGAAATTGGTTGCGAAACCTTTACAGAATTTTTGCCATTTTTCTTTTTACTATCTGATTTACCATCCCATAACTCCATAACACGGTCAACTAAAATACTTACTTTCTCTCCTAATTTAGTTTGTAAACTCATAGTTATCATTAATATTGCTAAAATAATATATACAATATGGAATTCTGGATATTTTGCTCCACTATATGTTGGTATAAATGTAATAATTCTATGAATAATTAATAGACCCATAAATGTAACTATAACTTGAATAATTATTTCAGCAGTTACTTCTAAACTACTTTTCTTATCATCCGATTCTGGAACATATTTACCTATAGTTTTATTAAGAATAACAACTGGAATAATACCAATTAAAGCATATTGAATAATATTTAATATATCTGATTTCGAGTCGTCATCAAAATTAAAGACATGCTTAAAAAAGTTTTTGTTTGATTCATCTGAACTATCCATATGATTTATAATTAGAAATTAAAAATTTGAAAATGTGTTTAAGTAAAAAATATTTAAAGGACTCTTCTGACTAAATATATTATATGAATAAACCTGACATTCATGATTCTCTTTTTTTTGATATCAAAAATATAGTTAATACAAAAACATTATCCGAAACCTTTGATTTAAACACTAAAAAATATTCACATGAAGAGTATCAATATCTAAATCTTATTGAAAATATTTTAGAAAATGGTTTTTGGGAAGAAGGCAGAAATGGAATGACAAAAAGCATTTTTGGCACTTCAATGCGTTTCTCTCTAAAGGATGGAAAGATTCCTATTCTTACAACTAAAAAAACTGCTTGGAAGACATGCTTAAAGGAACTTTTGTGGTTTGTTCGCGGTGAAACTGATAACAAAATTTTGAAAGAACAAGGAGTTCATATTTGGGATGCAAATGGTTCGAGAGAATTTCTAGATTCAAGAGGGCTTACTGATTATAAAGTGGATGAGTTAGGACCAATTTATGGTTATCAATGGAGAAATTTTAATAAACCATATTTTTGCAAATCGTCAAAAAAATTTCTTGAGGAAAGGATGGAAATATCTGGAGAGTTTAATGAAGATGACAAAATTGATGAAAAGGGCATAGACCAACTACAAGAAATTATTGATGCACTTAAAAATCCTGAAACTAGAAATAGTCGCCGTCTTGTTATGAGTGCTTGGAATCCATGTCAATTAGAGCAAATGGCACTACCACCTTGCCACATTTTGTGTCAATTTAATGTTCATAATGGAAACCAATTATCGTGTTCACTTTATCAGAGAAGCGGAGATTTTCCACTAGGAATACCATTTAATATAGCATCATATGCATTTTTAACACATTTAATAGCAAAACACTGTGGACTACAAGCTTATGAGTTTGTTCATTTTATTGGAAATAGTCATATTTATGAAGACCATATTGAAGCAATGAAAGAACAATTAACAAGAGAACCATTTGAATTTCCAACATTATCTATAAAACAAAATAGAGAGAATATTAGTGATTATCAGATTGAAGATTTTGAAATTCATAATTATAAAAGCCACGAACCTATTAAAATGAAAATGGTAGCATAAATTTATTTTCTATATTTTCTATTTTTTCTAGTCTTTTTTCCTCCTTTACTAGAAGTTAAATCTGGAAATTTATAAGAAACAAAACAAATTGCTGATAAAACTGTTCCGTGATGTTCTTTAACATCTAACCCTTCATATACAAAAATTTTACCTGGATGTATTTTATATCCTTTATCTGTTGTATTATCCTTATATAATTTTGCACCTCCATCAATATTTCCAAAGTTTCTACGTTTAATTATACCTGTTATAGAATCTTCTAGTGATTTTTCTGCTTCTTCACGAGTTCCGCTTCCAGAATATTCACACGCAAATCCACCTAAATATTTATTATTTGGGTCATAAACACTTGTTGTCATAACAGCTGAACTAATAAATGTTCCTTGTTCTCCATTAGCTTGTGCTTTAATACATTCCAAAACTTCTCCCCATTGAATTCTTTTAAATCCTTCTTCTTTAGGTATTTCCTTTGCTTCAGTTGGTATAACACTTGTATATTCTACAATATTAGCATTTTCAATACCTGCTTTTGTAAGTGCTTCATCATAAGAACCTGTTTCATATGGTAAACCTTTTGAACCAACAGTTGATTCTCCTGAACCTGATGTAATAAAATATTCATAAGGAACACGATTGCCTAAAATAATATTTTGCATAGCTATATATTATTTATATAAAATAAAAGTATTTAAGAATTCTTATTTTTAAAATTTTTATGAATTATGCGTAAGTAATTTAGAAACAAATTGTATATTTAAATATATTATGAGTTCACGATCACTTGCAGCAGCTAGAGCTAGAAGGAGTGGAGAAAATGCTCCACCCGTATCAGGAAATAGACCAGGAACTTCTATAGGTTCACATGCAGCATTCTCACAAGGATATCAAACACAAATGCCACAACCACCACCAAATGTAAGAGTATCTAGAGGACAACCACAACAACAGCAACAGCAATCAAATTCTCAGAGAATGACCTACCAACAAATTCAACAATCACATCAACAATCGCAAAATGGATTACCATTTTCTAAATTAAGTATTTCTGATGCTATTGGATTAATTACATTACGTTTAGGACGTGTTGAAAAATGGGTTATTGAAACTGAACACGAAAATGAAAATGATAATGATAGTAATATTAATGGTATTATGTCTAATAACGCAAATTTACCAGAAAATTCTAAAATTGTTGATAATAGTGTTTTCGCTAGTATTATTAATAGACTTGAATTAGTAGAAAAAAAAGAGTCAGAGATTTTTAATAATGATGATGTTAATAAATTAACTGAAGATGTTGTAAAATTAACTGAACAACTTACTAGAATTGGGGATGAGGGTATTAAACATAACTTAGCTATTTCTAAACATACTGAACAATTATTTAGATTTGAAAGAGAGCTTATAGAAACCAAAGATATTCTTAAGACATTTATGATAAGGTATGACTTATTTGCATCAGAAACTAATAATAAATTTGCTGATTATGAATTAGCTTTAAGTGAAATAGAAAAAAATATTCAACCACAAGAAGAGCCTGCAAATGAAATAACAATTGATAATACTATAGGAGAACAAATTTTAGATGAAACTGAATCAAATGAAACTACAAGTAATATTATGACTATAGACCTTAAAAATATTATTAAACAAGAGCTCGCTAACTCTTTATAAGATTTATTTATTTAAAAAGGTATTAAATATAAAAATTTATTATATTTAATATGAAAATTCTAATTAGTGATAAAAAGAAAAAGGAAACCTTTGTTTCATTATTTCAAGTATTAAAAAATTGTTCGTCTCTTACGTGTATTACATTTGAAAATGAATTGGCACATATTCAAGGAATGGATAAATCACACGTATGTTTATTTGATGTTAAAATTAATAAAAAATGGTTTTCAAATTATGATGTTAATGAAGTAACCAAAATTTGTTTTGATTCTAATGTTTTTCATTCAATAATTAGTACTAAAAGTGATAACCAAGATTTAATTATTAGGTTAGATATTGATAATGCAGACATACTTCACATAAATTTTGATTCTAATGAGTTAAAAAAAGGTGATTTCAAAAAGTTTTTTAAAATGCCTCTAGCTGAATATGAATATGAAGAAATGAATATTCCTACTGTTGATTATGATGCTGAATTCTCTTTATCATCAAAACAAATTTCTGATATGTTTTCACAATTAAGCAACTTTGGAAGTGATATTATTGTCAAATGTTCTGAAAATGATATTAGTTTAACTACAAATGGTATTACCGGAGAAATGCGTGTTGATATTCCTATTGATGATTTAAGTAGTTATACTATTGTTGAAGGAGAAGAAATTGTTTTAACATATAGTCTAGCTTATATTAATAAAATGTGTATAACAAATAAATTATCAACCGATATTGAATTTTCAATAAGTAATGAGTCTCCTATGAAAATTTGCTATAATTTAGGAGATGATAGTTTAATGGTATTTTATATTGCTCCTAAAATGAATGATTAATATTTCTTCGTTCTAGTTAACAAAAATTATTATTATTTTTATTTAAGATTATAATGAAAATAATAATTAGTTTCTTGATTTTTTGTTTAGTATTATTTATTTACTTACACATTCAATTTCATTTAAAAACAAGTGAAGACTTAGAAATGTATGAGATTGAGCAACCATCTAAGGATAAATTAGAAGAAATATGTGATATAAGACAACCTGTGCTATTTGATTTTGATTGTGAAAAAATAATGGATTCATCTAACAAAACATATATTTCAAATAATTATCACGCTTTTGAAGTTAAAATTAGAAACATTAAAGAACAAGACTCTAATGTGGAATTATATATACCTTTACCTATACACGCTGCAGTTAAATTATTCGACGAAGATAAAAATTCTACTTATCTTTCAGAAAATAATAAAGATTTTCTTGAAGAAACAGGTGTTATTAAAAATCTAAAATATAATGATGAATTTCTTAGACCTTATATGGTTTCAAATTGTAATTATGATATAATGATGGGAAGTAATAACACATGTTCTCCATTTAGATATGAAATTAATTATAGAAATTTTCTACTTTTAACTGAAGGAAGTGCTCAAGTTAAATTAGCACCACCACACAGTACGAAATATTTATATCCAATTTATGATTATGAAAACTTTGAATTTAAATCTCCTGTTAATCCTTGGTCACCTCAACCAAAATATACAGCTGATTTTGATAAAATAAAATGTTTAGAATTTACGTTAACTCCTGGAAAAACCTTATTTATTCCTGCTTATTGGTGGTATAGTATTAAATTTAATCAAAATACAAGTATATCTTGTTTTTACTATAGAACTTATATGAATAATATTGCTGTTACTCCTTATATATGTATGCACGCATTACAAATCCAAAATGTTAAAAGAAATACTGTCAAAAAAGCTAGTATACAAGAATTAAATAATGAAATTATTCATCCTCTCGAAACTCAAGAAGAATTAAATGACCAAAATGGAACAAACATTGAGTTAAATGAACAAAACATTGTTAACGAAGTACCTGAGGCATCTTATTCTGAAATGAATATTGGAAGTAGCATTGATTAATTTATTTAACTCTTAATTCAATATGTTTACAAATAGAATTATCTCCTAAATGTGTTTTACCACAACGACACGTTAAAGGTAAATTTTCTAATTTTTCATCAAAATATCTTAAAAAATTTTCTGTTCCTCCAACATTATCAATATTTATGTGGTTAGCAAATTGATTAATATTTAATATTGGGTCTCTAACTATTATATTAAAATCTAATACACAAATTTTAATATCTTCAATTTCAATAACTTTATTTATATATTTTATACCATCTAATAAAACTTCTTCTTCTGTAACTATGTAGTTATTATTTACTATATGATTCATTATATTTACCTGGTCATCGTAAGTTTTATATTCTTTAGAATACATGTTTTTAAAAATTTGTAATATAAACTTTTTCGCAGTGGGTTTAATTACCATAAAACCACAGCAAACACCAAATCCTAATTTTGCACTACATTCTTTTGGATACGCATTTGCCTCACCAATTTCTTTAGATATTATAATATCAAACGGTAACTGAACTATTGGTTCTATATCTTTTTCAATAATAACGTCTAAATCACACATTACAATAGGTATATCATTTTTCATTAATAAATCTAAATTATGTTTAAATCTTATAGCCCATATATATCCAGGATAATTTGGAAAAAATAATGAATTTTGTAATATATTTACATTATCAAAAACTTTTATATAAGAATTGTTGCATTTTTTTGCGACTCTCTCCTTCCATTTCGATAGTATAGGGGCATATTTATTTCCATAACAAAATGTTGTAATATAATAACTCATAATATACAATATAATATTATTATTAGAAATTTTTAAATAAAAAATTAAAGATATATATAAAATGGCCAAACATACATTTTCTCTCTATCGTTCTTCTAAAAGAAGTAAAAGAAGAAGGACAAAACAACGCAAGTGTTGCAATAAGTCGCGTACAAAACGTATTTACAAAAAGCGTGGTGGATGAGGCGGACCTATTACCTCATTACCTCAAATGTTTAAAAAAGGCGGAGTAATGAGAGGAGGCTGAGGAGGACCTGTAACAACAAATCCTATATAATTAAAATAAGTATTTAAATAGATTCATGAATGACAATATTTAGCTTTTAATGTAGGCAAAATATTTGATATTGAATTTTGGAATATTTTTTATCTACAAAAATGTAAATAAAAAATCATCAATTTTTTATAAATTTACCACTACATCGCATCAAACTCGACACTCTATGAAATCAAATTTGTCAGCTCTCTTTGAACTAAATTTGTTCGTGAGTTTATCGACTTTACTTCTGCCCTACAAAGAGCACAACACGGATTTTCTCTTTGGTCGGTTCGTAGAGTTTTAATTATACAGTCTTTACAAAATTCGTGATTACAACCTAATTTTACAAAATTTTTTAATTCTTTTTCATCCCAACATATGTTACATTCACATTTTTCATTTATATTTTCATTTTCATTATTTTCAACTGTTGAAAGTATATTAAATTTTCTCTCAGAATTATACTCTTCCCTCATAATATTTATCATATTAGTAAATAATATTGCATACATTTCTCTCATTAAAATTCTCTCTAATCCTAAAAAATATTCTTGAGTTTCACGAAGCGTTTCCGTTTCTCTAACATTTCTTATTTCGCCAAGTAATACTAATAAATCATTTTCAAAATTGTCATCTTCTTGTCTCGTATTCTTATAAGTTCTGAAAATATATTCTGTAATTAAATCTATACAATATACTATATTTGCTCTAGATGTAACTCGAAATTTTCTTATAGCAAAAGTTTTTAATAAAAGTTGGTCTCCCATATAATTTTCATTCAACCAATTTTTAAAATCATCTTGTGAATTAATGTTTACAACACGATTTGCACATATTAATTCAAATTCAGTCAATCTATCACTATCACACGTTGTCAAATTATGTCCAGGTCTTCTGCAAAATGAACAACATTGTTGCCTCCTTCTAGGAAATTGGTTATTTCTATTTTCAGCACTTAAATTTTCAAAACTCATTCTTTACTTTTAAATTCTATGTATTTTATTTATTAGGACTATTCGATTTCAATTTTTTTATTTTTTATTAATTCTTCAAGTTCTCTTAACTGTTGAATTGTATTTACACCTATAATTTCAACCATTCTTTCAGTATTTATATTTAAAATATCAACTTTTATATTTTCTTCTCTCTTTATAATTTCTATCATATCTGTAAGATAATATTCTGATTGCATATTGTCATTTTTTAAATGTTTAAAGTTCTTGCATAATAAATCTGATTTTATACAATATATACCACCATTTATTTGTAAAATTTTCAATTGTTCTTCATTACAATCTTTATGTTCAACAATTTTTTCAAAATTTGTATCTTTTAAAACTATCCTTCCATATCCACTTGCATCACTTATTATTGTTGTTATTAATTTTACATCACTTTTTAAAGCTAGCAAGTTTTTCATTGTGTAAACACTTAACATTGGAACGTCTCCCGATAAAATTAAAACATCAGATTGCGGATATTTTGATAGTTCACTTTCACAACACATAACAGCATGTCCTGTTCCCAATGCTTCTTCTTGATTTACGTAAATAATTGGTGGTAAATTAACTTGATTGTCTATAACACTTTTAATTTGTTCTTTGTATTTTCCAACAACAACAATTATTTTTTCCAAATTTATTATGTATCCTAAATGTTTTAATGATTTTATTATTCTTACTATCATTGGTAGTCCTCCAACTTCAAGTAAAACCTTTGGTATATTTGATTCTATTCTTTTACCCAAACCTCCAGCCATAATTACAGCTATAACACTTTTTCCCATAACTTTATTATAGTTTAGATTTTTTATTTTAATACATTATTTTTGTTTAATATTTACTATAAATATATTATATATTATTATATAAAATGTGTACAGGAATATTTATTCCTTCTGACGATGGACAAATATATCAGTCTAGAACTCTAGAATTTGGACTTGTTATGAATTATCAAAAATATATCAGCAATAATATTATAGGGATTACAACAAATGGAAATTTTTTAGATGGATTAAACATTCATGGATTATGTGCTATGTCATTTTATTTTAAATGTAATGATAGTTACAATCCAGTTTCAGTTGATGGTAAGACTAATTTGGCTAGTTATGAAGTAGTCGACTACTTTTTAAATAACGCAACATCCGTTGACGATGTTATAAGTTTATCAAATAATATTAATATAACACAACAACCTTTTGGTCCACCTTTTAATAGTGTTCTTCCATTGCATTGGTTTATTTCTGATAAAAGTGGAAAAACAATTATTGTTGAAGCTATAAATAATGGTTTTCTAACTTGTTATGATAATACGTTATACAAAGTATGTACTAATAATCCTACATATCCTGAACAAGTTTCAGCCTTACAAACTTTAATTAATAGTAATAATTTTTCATATTGTAACCCACCTGGCTCTAATTGTGGGTTAGGGAAAGGGTTGGTTGGAATGCCGGGTGATTATAGTAGTATGAGTAGATTTCAAAGAGCCTATTTATTAACCCAAGGAATGATTATACCTGGTTATAATACTAATAACATTAATACAATCTTTCATTTAAATAATAATTTTGACATTGTTTACGGTACTGTTCAAGACTGTATAATAAGTCCGCCACTATTCGATTTTACACAATATACAGTTGTATATGATTTAGTAAATTTAACAGCCTACTATAAAACATATCATAATCAAACAATTACGCTATTAGGAACATTAAACGTTCAACAACCTAGATATTATCCACCATATTTACAACCTATGTCTAAATTAGGCACTTCAAATAGAACATGGGGAGCTATTTCTGTTGGACTAAATGGAAATGGCTCAGCAAATAGAATATATAAATTTTTAAAAAGAGCTGATAATCAATAAATAAATAAATTGCACAATATACATTAATTTTTTAATATTTTTACTTTACAATATTAATAAATATAAGTTAAAGATATAAATACAACTACATATATCTAGTGCAATGTCTAGCTACAAACTATACGTAAATGACAGGAGTTACACCTCATGGGAAGTATTTGATAGCACGAATTTTGGCAAAATTGATTTAGATATTAATCCTGTTGAATCTAAATTATTTTCAAATGATGTATTTACACTTGATAAAGATAATAAAGTCTCACTATTGCACTCTTCAATAAGGTCTGGTCCTCCTATGCCTGGAGTTCTAGTTTTAGCTGGAAACAAAACTTATGGGAGACAAAATAAGTTAATAGATGGCCATAAAAAACGTTCTGAAATATCATCTGGTAAATTATTATACAAATGCATTCCTGATGATATGCGATTACCATCATTTTTAGTTCCTTACGAAATTAAGAATATAGGATTTTCAAAAGTTTTAAAAAATATATATGTTACATTTACATTTGACAAATGGGACGATAAACATCCAAGAGCAAAACTTGATAATGTTATTGGTCCTGTTGACATTCTTGATAATTTTTATGAATATCAATTGTACTGTAAAAGCCTAAATGCTTCTATACAAAAATTTCAAAAAGATACATCTAGAGCTCTTGAGAGTAAATCTCACGAAGGTATTTTTGAAACGGTTAAAACTAAATTTACTTCTATTGAAGATAGAACCGACCAAAAAAAATGGTATATTATTACTATTGACCCGCCTAAAAGTCAGGATTTTGATGATGGATTTAGCATTATTAAACTTGAAAATGACGTACAACAATTAAGTATATATATATCTAATGTTACAATTTGGATGGATGTGCTCAATTTGTGGGACTCATTTTCACGCAGAATTTCCACTATCTATCTTCCAGATAAAAAACGTCCTATGTTACCAACTATATTATCAGATTGTTTATGTAGTTTACAAGAAAATGTTACAAGAATAGCATTTGCAATGGATATATTTATTAAAAATAATGAAATTATAGATATTAAATTCGCTAATTGCTTTATTAAAGTTTCCAAAAATTATTGTTATGAAGAGCCAAAACTTCTTGCTGATAATAACTATCATAATATTTTAGATGCTGCTCACAAATTATCTATTAAAAATCGTTATATTACTAATGTAAGAAATAGTCACGAAGTTGTCTGTTATCTTATGATTCTTATGAATTATAATTGTGCAAAGCAGCTTATTAAATATAAAACTGGAATATTTCGTTCTACAATTATAAAGAGAGAATTTCCTATTCCTGATACAGTTCCTGAAGATGTTGGAAAGTTTATTAAAATTTGGAATAGTGCTTCTGGACAATATATTAACGGTTCTGAAATTGTTGATACAAGGCACGATATTTTAGATATGGATGCTTATATACACATAACTAGTCCAATTAGACGTCTTGTAGACCTTTTAAATATGATTAAATTCCAGCAAACTATTGGAATTATTAAATTTTCTGAAAATACAGATAAATTTTATAATAAATGGTTAGGAGATATTGAATATATTAATATAACAATGCGTTCAATTAGGAAAATTCAATGTGATTGTACATTACTTGATTTATGTCATAATAATCCTGAGATAATGGATAAAGAGTATTCTGGTTATTTATTTGATAAGATTAATCGTAATGATGGATTATATCAATATGTTGTATTTCTTCCTGAGCTTAAATTATCTTCAAGGATTACAATGAGAGAAAATTATGAAAATTTTACCTGCAAAAATTTCAAGCTTTTTTTATTTGACGATGAAGAAAATTTTAAAAGAAAAATTAGACTTCATATGTTATAGATAAACAGACAATCTAAATAAAATATATGTATCAATTAAATATATATATTTTATAAATCTAATATTTCAAATTTATAACATTTTACGTTTGGTAATTTATTAGAAACTGTTAATAAATTTATATCTAAATCATCTATAAATATAATTTCATTCCATTCTGTCACATCTATATTTAATTTTATATAATCACCTTTTGATATTTTATTACATGTATAATGAACTTCAAAATCATTATAATTTAAACCAATCTCAACAAAATGTTTAATTGTATGGTATTCAAATACACTATCTCTAGCTGTTAAAAAAATTAATTTACCATTCAAACTCTTTACTTTATCCAATAATGTATTAAATCCTTCAAAATCTGTATGTTTTGCAGAAGAAATCGAACAATGTATATTCATTAAATCATTTGCTTGCATTATTATCTGTTCATTAGAGGCTAACTTATTATAAGCTCTCGCGATATTTATAAAATATTCTATTTTTCTACCGTGATGAAGAAGTGTATTATCAATATCACATATTATTAACGGTTTTTTATTAGTAACCTTAATTTGGTTAAATGTATTTATTGTATTAAATGTCATTATTAATTAATATAATATAATTTTAATACAATATTTTTTATAATGTTTTATAAATATTTAATCAATTAATTCAATTGTTTTATCAATTGTAACCTCTTTTGCAATTTTTTTTATAATTTTATCTTCTTTTTCTTGGTCATTATTACCCGAGCCACCCATTGATTCAACAATTAACTTGTTATATTGGTCTGAGAACTTTGAAGAAGCTTTGCTACAATCTGGATGCTCTTTTTTAAACTCTGGCAACAATCTTGCATTTTTATCTGCAATACGCTTTATAA